GAGCGAATATGTGTAAACTCTGTTCGAACTCGAGCCAGCGCATGAGACTATATAAGTATAAGTTACGTTCGCAGGAGAAGGCGCAAGTGAATCGTTCGCCGATTTACCGCTACCGCTTATAAAAGGACTGCTCCATATTACCGTGTGAGTGCCATCCGTTTTAAGCTGAATGATAGTAAAATACCCGTTAGTGGCACCTACAGTGTCTGGTAACATGACCAGGTTTGCACTGATATTATATAAAGGTATGATCGTGTTCGGGTTTCTCAAGGGTATTTTGAATGTCCCTGGCATGGTGATCGTATTCACCGCCGAGTAAATGGGAATGTTTAATACTCCGCTTGAAAGTGTTGCAGCTCCAGTATAGTTATTTGTAGTTAATGAAGATACTGCACCACCACCGCCACCATTCCTAGCATCTTTTTTTGTTGCGAGTGTATCTGTAATAGTTCCCGTGCTATTTTTAGAAACTAAAACAGTACCGTGCATATCTATCTTTAATTTAGATATAGTAAGCGAATCAAATACCGCTATAGGATAAATACCCCCTGATTGGAATATACCTGCCGTGCTATTTGCCGATGACACCAAAATACCATTTCCATTAGTTGACGAGAAATTGCCTCCATAATAGGAGGTCGATACGCCAACCACGCCATTACCCGTAGTTGAAGTACCCTGAATAGCATTACCGTTCGATGATGTCCCTATTATCGAACCCGAAAAATTTGTAACACCACTTAATGTCGTGTTTTTTAATGTCACCCCCCTGGTTAAAGCTAATGAATCACAACCACTTGCACCTACAGGGATATAACTACTAGGATAAGAAGTTGTCGAGTTGTTCCAGTATGGTATACCGGTAGTGGTTGGGTTAACGCCGTTTACTGTTATATTCCCAAATCCTAAAACCGAACTTCCATTTATTGTTTTTATGTTTGTTCCCGATACTAAAGTGTTTTGTTTTGCTTGTATTTCTAAGTTTAACTTTACGGAATCCTGGGTAGTTAAAAAGTTATATCCATTTTCTCCCATTGTCCCGCCGTACATAAGATTTAACCCTGATGTGTAAAAAGAATTGGAATTATAAGACGAATAAGGACGATAATAGTTATATGTTCCATCCCAATGTAAAATATTATCATTAGGCACTAATGAACTCGAAGTCCCCCAATATGCCGATGTTCCATTACTTGTAATTACTTTACCATTTTGCCCCGATTGTGAGGGGAGTAAATTATTTAAAGCTCCGTTAGCTGTATTTGACCCCGTTCCACCATTTGCAACCGGCAAAACATTTGTAACCGACTGTGTTAAGTCTATTGCAGACCATGTCTTTAAACCGTTCAAATATTGATTTCCTGAACCCGAAGTTATAGAAGGCTCTTTACCCGCTAAAGCTGTTGTAAGTCCTGTTATGTCGCTTATTGCTAGATTTGTCCAGTTAAGAGTAGTTCCGTTATTTGACAATACTTTGCCAGATATTAAAGAAGGGATCCCCACATCAGAAGGTAATAAAATAATATTACCTGTCCTTGTATTAACAGATTGAACGGGAGCATTTGAAGGTGTTAAAATAGTAGTCCAGTTCGCGCGATTTGATGAAGGCGTTTGTTTTAATATCAAAGTCATCGTACTATCGGTTCTTACCGATAAATCTCCTACGTTTCTACTACCTGTTAACATTGCAGATTCCGAAGCATCTACATAAGTATTTGAAATAACCAGCGAAGGCAATTCGGATGAAGGAACCTGACCGGATGAATTTAGCCCCGCATATCCATTTGCCACGTTTTTATTTGCAAGGTTCTCAGGGGTGTATGATAATTGCGTGTATTTTGACATTGTATAAGGCGACAACCATACTTTATTTGTCCCTTTCATTAATAAAATTGAATCCACGTGCATACTATCGTTAACGATCAAATAACCCTGTATTGTCACGTACTTGTGAAAGTTATAAGGGTTAGTTATCTGTACAGGATTTTGAGCAAAAATAACTACCTCTAAAAATAATAGTAATAATAAAAGTGTTTTTTTCATAATTTTAAATATAGCCTTGTACGTGAAAATGATCTATTTCTGAGATACCAGTAACGACCGATACGTTTATTTTGCTCGCATTATCAACAAAACATAAAACCTGCCCATACCATTGCGCACCCGTGGCGGCAGCGTTTAAATATATTTTATTGTTAGCGTTAGATTCTCCATTTTTTGATAATATCATTCCTCCAGTTAAACCAGAAGTGGAAGTAAATTGAATATGAATGATCGCCAATTTATTTGGCGGAACAGCAGTAGACAAATCTATAACCCCACCGGCTAAAGCTTGCGTGTTAAAATTATTAGGAATAGTTGCAGGACTTGCCTGGCTATTTGAATTTGTAGTTAAACAACCAACACCATCTGTAACTACAGGTAAATTATCTCCTAAGCCTCCAGCACCCCCGACTTTCGGAATCATACCAGGAGATACGCCAATAGCATTCGTGATTAATTTCCCTGTACTATCTGTTACTACTGCTGCATTATCATTCAACCCTGCGGCCCCCACGATTGGAATATTGCCAGCCCCAGAACCTATATTATTGATTATAGATAAAATTAGATTATTCAGAACAGTTAGATTTAACCGGTACGAATCCATGTTACTAGTAAACAGAGGTGATGATGATCCGCTCGCTGTACTCGAGGTTGTTGATCCAAATATCTGGTAGGTATTTCTTAATACACCGTCCGAAAATTCAGCGTTATTTATTTGCGTGACATTAGGCACTAAGCATTGTCCAGAGGTTATGCTACCGGCAAAATAATAAATCACTCCGTTTAAATAAAAATACCCTGAACCATACGATCCTGAGCTATAAATAAAACCACTTAATATAGCGAATCCCGTAGGTGATAAACCTAATAGCATGTTAACCGCCGAATAAAGGTTATTTATAGCATTTTGCCCGTCATTATCATAAACAGGGCCTTGTTTGCCCGTATATGTAAGTCTATTATTTGGAAATTGTATCATATGGGATTTATTATGTATGAAATACCTGGTAAAACTATTTGATTTAAGTCAGCTGTCAATTGTGCATTTGAACTATTTACAATCGTAGTAGGCACGTTTATTATTACTGCACCTGTTACAACTGATTCGCCAATATTGGGAGCAAATAGCGTACTTCCACCATCCTCAATATTCGGAGCAAATAATATACTCCCTCCATCTTCAATATTGGGTGCAAAAATAGAACTACCCGAAGATAAACCTATAGTTATTAAAGTAGTATTATATAACTTATTTAAAACATATGCCAATTGTCCATACTGCCATTTACAATTTGCTATTAATATTTCTCTTTGCCTCCAAATATCGAAGTTGTTAAAAGGGGTTTGTAAAGGATAAACACAACATAAACAAAATTTGTATAGTACAGATAATGCCCCTTTTGCATTTACTGCAAAATAAGAGCGAACACTCTCGTATAAGATTTTATATATCGTTATACCTCTGAACATTATTGAGTTTGATAAGTTATGTTAATATTTCCAGGGGTCGAACTTCCGTTATTAATAGGACTTGCATAATTAAAATATCCTGAGTCTAAGATAGTATTACCTGCAAATCCCACCCCGTCAATAGTTGTGCTAAACAAGTAAACATCAACCACGCCAGGCACATTCTGAACCAAATAACTTTCGAGCTGGTAATTATAAAATGTACCATTAAAAGTGAATGAACTTTGAAAATTATTTAACCAGGTTAAAATTAATGATTGAATATTCTGCAAGTTATATGCTGCATTGTAAGTAATAGTCATATTAAATGCCAGTGTATTGCCTGTATTACTTACAATTAATAAAGGTAGTCCAGGTATCTCAAAAAGTTGCATGTATGTCTGAAAGGCCGATAACTGAGAACCACTTAAGGCAGTTAATAATCCCGTAGAGGGGTCGGTTGTTGCTACTTTTAAAACTAATCCGGTGTTAGTATTTACAAACGCCGCTTGTGTAATTATTTTAATTGTCGGGTCCGTGGTAGTAGTGGGATAGTAATAATTACCGTTTGCATCAGTTGATAAATCCTTACCATATTGAAACGCTAAAGCAGCGTTTATATAATAATTTGACTTACCGTAATTTTGAGTAGTGATAATATTCGTTATGATCGTTTGTGTGTTTGAAATCTCTGCCAATACCGTATCAATAACCTGTCCACAAGCCTCCGCGAACTTTGCAAATAAAGCTGATACGCTTGTATTTGAAAGCTCTGACATAGCAGCCTGAATATTGGACATTATAGTATTAAATGAACTCATTTATATATAATTAGGTATATTATCAATACGTATGTTTACATTGCCATTTGTTATAGTAAAATAAAGATTAACCCCCGATAAATAAAGTGATTGAATTAATTGTACAAGCGAGCTACCAACTAAAGTATTTGCCAGTAAATCACTACCTCCCGAAGTGGTGCCTATCATAATCGATGGCGTTCCAATTTGTGGAGTTACTACAATCTTATCTATCCATGTGTTTGAAGTTATTGATTGTTGTACGCTACCGGTTTGATTAACTAAAATAGTAGGGACAGGGATTTGAGCGTAAAGTTCGGAAAAATTTGCGTTTACTTTTGTGAAGGCCGTTCTTGCAGGGTCTCCAGTCCCATCATTGGCCGATGCTCCGATTCCTACAGGTTGATAGCTCATAAATAATCTGCCGTTATATCTGTTTCGTCCATTGTTAATAATGTCGAATCAGCCGTGAATATTTTTGTTCGTGTAAAGTTAGAAATAAAATTTGTAATTAAAACATCTAAATCAGGCAATCCAGAATCGTTGTTAATTGGAAATTTAGCCAATTCATACATTATATTAAGCTGCAAATCAACTGTTGAAGGTATTACGATTTGCTGCCCTGCGTATAAATCCGGTGTCCAGTCAGTAAAGCCGTTGGCATCTAAAATCAGCGACCAATTTAACAGGTTACCTGTTGCGTTAAAAACAACGTCCGTTATCGTTTCACCTTGCTTTACTGTATATAAATTTATCTGCTGTGATTGCGCCTCTGGTAATGCAAAATTTGAAACTACCAAAGGAAATAATGTAATAAACTCGTTAACCAGGTCATCAAATCCTCCAACTTCCAGAGCGTTGTTAACTGGTGATTGTTGTAAAACAGAAAGCGCAAAAGAATCTACGACTTGCGGTATTTGTAATATTTGACCTACTTGTAAATCTGGTGTCCAATCGGTAAAATTATTCGCAGATAATATTGCTTCCCATGCAAATATTGAACCCGCTGCGTTAAAGCAAACATCTGTAATTGTTTCGCCGTTTTTTACCGTGTAGGTCATTGGTATGCTATTTGTGTGTTAACCGTTGTTTGTCCGTTAATTATCTGGGCTGTGAAACTGGCCTGTAAAGCTCCATCGGCTTTTACTTGTTGCTTCCACCGCCCCATAAGGTAGTTAATTTCAGATAATGGAGCATTGATAGCACCTTGTAAGCCTATGCCATAAATAGGGTTCTGAATACTAAAACATTTAGCATCCCTGAGTATTGCACCATTTTGTACGCTGGGATTTGTCGTTTCAACAAAGTCACCGTTTTGTATCACTAAATCCCTTGCCACCGGATCAAAAGTTATATCTGTCATCAGCTTATGGTATTAGTTATTGTTCCCGTCACCGCTCCCGAAGGCGAAGTAAGCACCGGCACACTTGTTACCGTTGCCGATTTTATATAAGTGTCTATAGCCGTTGCCCAGGCGTTTGCCATTGCGCTTATTTGCGCTGTCTGCTCCTCTGTTGGATTTAGTACATTTGGATTAAATACATTATCCATCAAATCCGTTACTAATGTTGATTTATCAAGTGCCATATCAGTCTACTAAATAATCGTCCAAATCGTTTAAATATGTGTTTAAATTTGATTTTGTAGTTGGATCGGTTGTTCCCTGCCCTGCCGGTGTCACTACCAAAAAATTAATAAGTTCATTAATTAAGTCCTGTAATGTTTTTTTCAGTCCCTTAGTGTCGTTGTTAAGTTTAAATCCTGTTTCATCAATATAAAATATACTTTTTCCTATTGTTACTATCACTTTATCGCATTGATTCACTTGCATAACTTGAGGGCGTTGTATGTTGTTATCCCTAAAACACATGGTGCAGTCAGTTCCCACTGTTGGTATTTCAATCAAACTTGCCTGGCTGCCTACCAAAACTTTTAAAGGTACGTTGTTATAATTCGTAACAGTATCACCGGTCTTTATTCCTACTACGCAAGTAAAATTATTTTCATCAACCGAAATGATGTTCCCTTCAATTAATATACTTCCAATGGTCATCATTTTACCAAACCGCATCAGTCCATCGTACATCATTTTTTCTGCTGTCCCGTCGTTCATGTTGTTGGGTTATCTAAAAATGCAAGTTTAACATGTGTCCTAAATCCATTATCATTAAAACTTCTTTTAATCATAGTTATTACATAATCCCCATTGCGCTCAGGAAAACGGTAATCAAAATATTGGACCTTCCAAAACAAATCGCAATAAGGGTATAGAAGCATTTCAACCTCACCGGTGTACCTGTCATGGAAATACTTTTGTAGTGCATTTTGTGCCATCGTCAAGTAATTTGACGGTACACTTTGACCATTATAATTAGTATTTGCCCCTGGGGTGACATTATAAAAGAAACATTCCCGTAATTGTCCGCCCTCGTCGCCAATTTCAAAACTATCCTTCGTGCCGTTATTCTTTATAAAGTAACATTTTAACTTTATCCTTAAAAACACACTCGCGGAACCTTTATGTTTTTTCGTTTTCTGTAGGTTAGTTGTTTGTAAATTGGATGCTATAACATTTACCTGGGTGTTTAAAACCACTGTTTTAAGGGTGTTGCTGGCTATGTTGACATAGATAGATGTACCCATCAAACTTATGTTTAGTCCTATCTCTTTTTTAAACCACTCCAAAACGGCAGCCGGTGACATTTGAGTAAATGAGATATTCACCAAGTTCATATCAAAGATAGGCTCCTGCAATGTTACTAAATCATATTTAGTACCGTTTTCGTTATTCCAATTGGCAATAGTGTAATTAACAGTGTTGATCAAATCGGTTAATAAATCCTTAAATGAAATAGATGGAAAAGAAACACCATTGCCTTTGCCTGTTGTTGGAGCGGGTAAGTTACCTGGAGGTATGGTTGTTATTTTTTGCCCGTAAATACCTATATTAAACCAGTAGATATAATCCAAACACTTTACTTTAAGCGGTGTAGTTTCATAAAAATCGTATAAAAAACCCGTGAAAATAGGCAAATAACCTGTAGAATCAGCATTCGGATCATTTTCGTAACCTTCGTACTTCGCTTTTATGACTATACTGTCACCTGTATTAAAATAGGTCCTTACGTTTTGAATGACATAGTTATTATTTGCCTGGTCATAGATGACATTAGGATTAGGATTTGTCTGCGTTGGTATCTGGTCTGGGTTGCTTATGTATGCTATCCTTGCCGTTTGTGGCATTATCAATTCAGCATAAGAGCCGATATGATTACCGTCATTGTGTGTTTCTGCGCTTATGACATTCAATAGAGGGTTATCCCCTTCATCGTCATGAAAAGGTACACCATTTATAAATACTTGTAAATGAGCATTGACATATATCCCGTTAACTCCCAACTGGTACGATTGTTAAAGATTGTGGTTGTGTTACTGATCCAAATAATTCAAGGCATTTCATAGAGCAAAGCACATCGGTATTGCCTCGTATCGTTGTCATCGTTTTGCTCTTAAAAACTACATCGTAAATCCCTATTCCATTTAAAAAAGTGTTCTGCACCGGCAAAATAGCATCCACCTCCCATACTGATGTTTGAAATTGTTCAATAAGATACTGCGGAAACGTATATTTTCCTAACTGCGAATTAATATATTGTCCCGTGTTTATCTCCCTGAAGGTAAAGGTAAAATCTATCTCCATAGGTTTGCGGCTCAACCTCTCAAATACCATCACCCCGTCAAGGATTTTGCCCTCTGCTATTACCTTTTCCTCGCTTGTTGTTATGATAACATCACCAGGCAAAGTAATACTATTCAAAATAACCAATGCGGGGTTATTCGTAGGGTCGATAATATTTTGAGTGTTAAATGCCATTACATCGTAGCCCCCTGCGCCATAGATAAATTATTAATAATTCTAAGCATCGCTTCAACTGTTAACTGTCCTTTGCCTATTATATCCGTTCCATTGCCCCCTGGAACGTTTACTTCCATGAGTGCCTTGTGAAAGTCTATCTTTATAACCTTCGCCTCTCCCAATCCACCGGAGGCACCACCGAGGGCGGAGGTGTTGATGGCGGATTGGGCTAGAGAACCCTCGCCCATTTTAGGTATAATAGGGTTTCCGTTGGCATCTACCTTACCCTCTTTTTTCCCTCCTAATCCAATTAACCCGCCGAATTTAAACTTACTGTTTTTTGCTTTTTCTGCTCCTTTATCCCATGCCTCGCCCCATCCTTTAGTAAAATCATTTTTAAAATCTGCGATCATTTGTTTACCAGCCTTTCCCGCTTCTTTAAAATGGCCGGTAAAAACATCTCCTACCATGTGAGCGAAGTTGGTAAATATATGTACTACTCCCATGATGACTTTTGCTATTTCTGCAAATATACCTCCAACAACCTTACGAAATCCTTCGCATTTGTCCCATAAGGCCGCTATACCAGCAATTAACGCTACAACCGCAACTACTATCAAACCAATTGGGTTAGCTGTCATGGCAACATTTAAAGCCCATTGGACTGCTGTCCAAACTTGAGTCGCTAATTTAATAGCATTTACAATTACTAAATAAGTAGCTAATGCACCACCTAAAATAATTACCGCTTCTTTAAATATATAGGCCGAATCGCTACTTCCAGTTATCCAGTCTTTAAATTCTTTTGCAACTTTTACAACATAATTAAACGCAGGGATCAATCCTACTAAAAAACTTGATACAAGTTGACCTACACTGATTTTAAAATTATCAAGTGTTTTGGCTGCCATCTTCAACTTACCTTCATCGGTTTGGGTCATAGCATGTGCCAAGCCTCCGAACTCTGTACCTAATTCTTTTAAAATAACTTCCTGAGCCTTTGCGACCTGACCCGTTGCCATAAACTGTTTGATAGTTTCTTTTTGCTGATCGGAAAATACTACCCCCTGACGTTGTAAACGTGTCATTCCCTTTAGCGGATCGTTTAAAGCCTTGCCGAGCATATTAGCGGCTTCAGGTAATTCCATTTTAAACCGTGTTGCGAAATCTGTAACCGCCGGTATAGATTTATTGAATATCTCTCCTCGTATTTGTGTGAAGGTTAGGAGCATAGAAGATGCGTCAAGTAATTGAGATCGACTAAATAAAGTTTGTCCAGAAAGTTTTTTTGCACCTTCCGATATCTCTTCAAAAGAAAGATTTGCAGCATGGCCAGTAGACGTAAGTACGGTTTCTACTTTAGTAACACCTTCTTCAAACTTATCGAACATCTCTTTAGATGACTTGATAAACTCAAATCCAGCAAATGCTGAACCTATACCTAATGCCCCTATAGCTAAACTTTTTAACTCACTTGCTAAACCTCCTATTTTTCCTTTTAAACCATCGAAATTGCCATGAATCTCTTTGGTCTTAGCATTAAGTTGATCTATTTGCGCACCGATTTGCTTCATGCCAGTTATGGCATTTCCCTCAACTTGTATTTGTATAGCGTAAGCACTCATTCGTTATGTTTTAAATATGGTGCATGTAGTAACTTTAAATGTTCTTTTAACATTACCGTGTATTTTATATAGTCATCAACTCCCATTTCATCACATTCCCAATGTTCTAAATGCAGAAAAGAGCGAAACAAACTTTTTTGATAAAAGACTGGATCGCTCTTTATTAATTCATTAGCTGCTTCTTCTATATCGTCATTTACCCTTTTTAGGTCATATTGAATGCTGAAAAAAAAGGGGTGAACTTTTCTTTGAATAACCACATTCCGAACTGAAGTAATGAAATAGAATCGTTTAAAAAATCATTCTTATCATTTTCAGTAAATTCACTGTCGGTTACAAGAAGTATCTTAACAGCCTTTACAGTAATATCGTACAACCCATCAGAGCTTATGCCTATTGAATCTTGTTCATCCATGCTTTTTTCAAGTCCCTCAAATAAACTGATGAGTTTGAAATGTAATTTATGCTGAGTCTTATCCAATCTGGACAGTTCTTTGAAATTAGCTGTTTTAATAACTTCTTTTTCAATGACTGCCTCTGTTTTTTCATCGAATACAGCCGTGATGAACTTTAATTCCTTAATGTATGTACTCATATACCTGTCACTCCTATAGCTTCAAAGTCAAGAGTTATTAAACTTTGTTTATCTTTTACCTTCACGCTGGCTTTATGTGATTTTATGACCACGCCTTTGAACACTTTTACAAGTGTATCACCTCCGATAATAGCTATCACAGCGTTTGTTATCTGCGAAGCAAATACAAGGCCCTGGGCGGCTAAAAACAATTCCAGTTCTCCGGCTTGTAAACTTAACTTACCCGGATAAGTGGCTGTATTGGTTTTCAGTCCGATTGGTTCCTCAGTGCCAATGGAGTGAATATATTCCGACTCAACATCTCTGCCATAATCGAAACTTTCCACGGTGTTTAAAGGTACGGGAATGCCGTTAGCGGTTAAGGTAATGCGGTACTCCGCAGAGGTATAAATTAAAGCATTTAAATTTAGTGCCATGTCTTAATTTTTAAATAAATTGTATCTGTCCGGTTACGCTTCCAGTTATCGGAGTGCCTTCAATCGTTAGAACGTAAGTCCAGTTGATTGTATTTGCCCCGTTCGGAGTGCCTACTAGCGTTAAACTTGCACTTGATATGTCACCTGATGCAATCAACGGATCGGTATAAGTCTGTTCAAAAGATGTTATAAGCCCATTGACAAAAGAACTGGACGCCAATCCTGTTTTTGTATCAATAGGTATATTAGCACCCATTAAACCTTGAATAAGAAATGTCGTAAGGTCTGCTGTTAAAGCGTTTGCCACCCTGTTAAATTCCTGTGTGCTTAGCGGTGTTGTTGCCAGTGCGCAGGTGCCTCCATCATTCCAGTAAAATCCGCTCTGTTGGAACCAGGTACGTAAGAACATGTATTGCGAAGCTCCCAGGTTATTAAAATCACTTAGGAATAACTTTTGTACCGGTGTAGCATTTAAAACGGTAACAATACCTCCTGAGAATGTCCCAGCGGCTGCAATAGCTACAAATGTATTACCTGCCTGGTATGTCACTCCGTTGTATGTTACAGGTCCGTAGAGAACTAAATAAGTGTTTCCGGTCGTTACTGCTGCGGTTGTTGTTACATCCACAACTGTAGTACTTGTACCTGTAAAACCTAATGTACCGGTAATAACAGTGAATATAGAACCTACCGAATAAGCCGTGCCGTTATAAGTCACAGGACCGTTAACGACCATGTAGTTATGACCGGCTGTCAAGTTTGTTCCCTGTGAGATCGTTGTCCCTAGAATCGGAACTGTAACCCCGTTTGTGAGATAAGCCGTTTGATTAGCAACAGGACCATCAGATACCTTGCCGAATCCCTGACCTATTGTTATCCTTGCGAACCTTCCAAGTGCTGCACCTATTGCAGACGTTCCGTTAGGACGTGAGCCAGTGATACAAAAACTAATAGAAGGGGCGTTTTTAGTTGCCATGCTCTGCAATCCTGCTGCTGTCTGCGTGCTGCTCATGTTAGCACCGTCAACGATTCCTGAGAAG